GTGATTTTATTCACTAAACAACCTCTCGAACAATATCTTCGGCGAATTCTATTTGATATCTCTGTAAAATTCGGGATGTTTGCGCTTGAACATTTCAAAAGCCGCAACTTCCGCACACTCTTGTTCTTCCGAACTAAGTCCCCAAGTCCCGCCATAACCGCAATCATAAGGTTTGCAGCCATTTGGAATGTCGTCTTTAGGAATGTTGCCGAAGATGCAGTTTTCATCATAGTCAACTCCCTCAACGGCTTCCGGGATTAGGTGTTTCCCGTCAGTCCTGACATAATCCATAAGGTGCCAAATCTCCAATCCGCGTAAAAAACCATGAAACGATTCATAGGCGTTAAGAACCCATTCCCGTCCTTCTCCTTCTCCGATATACCATGATGCAATGTTTTGTGCTTGCCCGTTAGCATGGTTTTCAATAACAATCTCGTTCAAAAACTCTTTAAGCGTCTTGGGAAAATTCATTACTTCTCCTTTAAATGCTGACACTATGGTGGAAAAGAATGCGATTGTCAATAGGAGGAAAGATGCGGCGTTAAAAGCTTCAAAAAAGATGTGAATAAAACTGTGATTTTGTTCATCCTAAAATCCTTGAAACCAACAACTGCGTTTTAGCATCCACAAGTTCCCCATGATCTCTCATAAGGAAAATTTCCTCCGCAGTAAGTTCCACAACCTCAACTTCCTCGTCATGATCTAAATTCTGCGGGCCGCGCTCCGGATCAAGAACGGAATAATACAAGGTAATCTTTTCAGAACTATATCCCGGAGAAGGATAAATCTCCCCGAAAGATACAATTGAAAGCGGTTCGTATCCCGTCTCCTCCTTAATCTCCCGTTCTGCACATTCTTTCGGATCTTCGCCTTCCTCAACACATCCGGCAACCACTTCAAAAACATATTTACCAACAGGAGCCCGGTACTGTTTAACTAGGAGGTACTTATCCGTTCCATAAACCTTACAAAGAACTGCAACCGCGTCCCTAGATTTAACAATCTCACGGATTGCCGTTCCACCCTTTTTAAGGGGAATCTCAACCTTATCAACTTTCACATATCCATCATAAACACGCATTCTTTTATCCCTTTCGTTTTGGATTGTCAAGCGGATTATTAGTTAGAAACATAAAAAGCTGCACGCTTATCTTTACCATATCCTGTTAAGAGTGTTGACTGTTGATGAAAGTGAGCATTAAGAGCCCTTGATATTTCTACCGCGATATTTGGGTCAATTTGTTTAAAGTGGATATCATAAGAGATTTCTGTTCCAACTTCTTGTGTTTTTTGATCTCTGTATCCGCCGTAAACAGGGGAAATTGACATTTGTTGATTATTATATTCCAATCCGGCATCTTCAAACGCTTTCTTTACTTTCCCGAAAAACATCAATTCGTTTTGTTTTGTCAACACATTGTTTCTGATTCTGGTGAAAAAATTCTTAACCTCTTTTCTTACGTCATCAATAAAATCTTTAGGTTCATGGTTGTCAATATCAATCGTTACGTTCGTTGAAAAGGTAAACCTTGTTTTGCCCCCTTGAACCGGAGGTAATCCATGATATACGGATGCTTGCCCTTTTTCGTTAATAATGACGCATTTTCTATCCTTATATGGTGTGTCCGTAGCTATTTCAACACGACCAAACTCTTTGGCAATTTCCTCTCCAATCATTGCCGTGTGAACCGGGTCAACGCCCAGCATTTCAACATCAAACTTCCCGCTTGTCTTGCCTTTTCTTACAGACCACCCATAAATAACAAGTTCATTCCCCGTTCCTTTTGTCTTTTCAACAACTATATCAAGAAGTTCTGAATATTTATTCTGAAACTTTTTATATTCGTTTTTCTTTTCGGAAAATCTTTTCAGCGCGTTTTTGAAGCGGGTCGGGAATGATCTTGCATCTTTCGTTGTCCCGTGAAAATTGACGTTTAGATTACTTCCAAAGCTGAAAACAGCATTGTGTGGAAAAACATACTTTCCCTCATGTTCCGGTTTTTGTATGTCTTTTTCGTAATCGCCTTTTGACCAACCCTTTTCAGTTTGTTCCCAACCGCCCCCTTGAGGTTTGTTTTTATGGTCTGGGTCGTATTTATAATCATAATCAGACATCATTTTTCCACTCCGCCGCAAGATAACACTTTTTCCCTTGCTTGTTCCTCCTCTTTACCACTTCCCAAATAACCGGATCGGTTGTGGATTTTGCAAGATGGTGTTTAAGAATCTTATGAAGCCATTTAATAATTCGCATTTTATACTCCATTATCTATTATTTATCAAAAAGTTTTCTTCAAGAGTGGGAGCCCTTTATAAAACCGTATTTTTCGATTTCATCGATCATCCAGTCATATCCGCAGAATCCCTGTGACAATTTCTTAATCTCTTTCACGGCCTTCTTCTCAATTTCCCTGATTGAAACACTTGCCCCCCATCCGTCCCCGAAATTGTAATAGTGATAATTGTTGGAACTTACGTTCTTAAGCCGTTCAGAACCCTTTTTAGGGCACGGATAAGACCTTGCGACACAATAGTTCCCCCCAGAACCAGACCATTTGCCGTTCCAAGAGCCGACATTCGGCATTCCAAGGGTAAACACATAGTATTTCATGTTTAAAACCTTTCCATCATAACTTTTTTGATAACATCCTTAGAATAAGGCTTAGATATCTTCCCGTCCAACATCATAAACAGGAAGCCCGCACGACCCTTGTTGAATGCCAAAATAGCCTGAGCCTGATCCTTGCGGCTAAGTAGTGTTATGATATTGGTGTCCACAAACTCCATTGCATCATCAAGCCATTTGATTGCATCCTGATAAGCATCGGCAACTTTCGGAGCAACAAGTTCAACAACTTTTGCAACCTCGTAATCGCTATCCTTTGTAACGCTTGCCATCAAAGACCCGGCAGAATTACAATCATTAGCCAGAAAGTAATCAACAACATTTTCGTCCGAACCCAAACTGTCTTTCATCCGGTGCATTGCCAAGTAACTGACACTCTTGATTTTCTTAAGTGTTTGCCCGTCCGCACTATAAGCAACAACCCCCTCTTTCCCCCTGAAAGCCTCAACCGCCGTAACCATTTCCGGGAAAGAATCGAAAGCGAAGGTTTCAGGGCGGTTTACACCTAGTTCCCATGCGACAGTATCAAGCGTGTTTTGTGCCACATAGGAATAATCAGCATGGTTGATGATCCCGGTAAGCCAAAGCTCCGGCTCCTTTGATTCGGCGAGGACGATAATGTTTGACGGGGTCGTCCATTCATAGATACAGGAAAACCCGTTGTCTAGCCAAGTGTTGTCGAAAGCCTTTGGATACTTCTGCATCAGGTAATCAATCTCCGCCCCGTTTTCCATGCGGCGGGCGTCAACCGTGCCGCGTGTGCGAACAATCAGTTCTCCTCTCCAACTCGATACACATAAAAGGGAACCGTCAATTTTCCGGGGGAATTTGATTCCCTTTTCGTTGATATCGAACGGCTCAAAAGCCGGGGCCTCGCCGTAGTTAACGAACTTGCGGTAAGCCAAGCTAACAGGCTCGCCATCAAGTGTCCAGATAGAGGAACGAAACATCTTATTCTGTTCATTGAACTTGGTTTTGATATCACAGGGATTAATCAGAACACAATCGACCCCGGCAATAACACAGGGCAACAGTCGGAAGCCATCTTCAGGTTTGGGGAATGTAACTTTCATAATTTTTAGATTTCCTTTTGAACGACATCAATGTATCAAAGACTTTCGGGATTGTCAATTGTTTCTTCACGGAAAGTTTCAGAATCCTCATAGTCAGGAATTTCAACCTCGTAATCGGGGATTTCAGCGGTATGGCGTTCCCAGCGGGAAAAGGCTTTCTTTAGATTATTCCTTGAAACCGGGATACAGCAACCGCATGAGATTCCGCCCGGTCCGATGGCCATTTTCCCGCTTGACCTATGGTGCATACAGGAACGGTGTTGCCCGAACTTCTGAATTTTACCGTCATGGAATTTCTCGGTCCACTTCTTGTCCTTAAGTTTCCTCAAAGTCCTACTCATAAAGCATCCCTTTCAATGTGGACAATGTAACATGAGATGTCCTGTTTTGTCAATAGGGATATGTAAATAATTTTGATAATCACACTTCTGTTATGAACAAGGTAGCCAAAAAGATCAGGGATATAATATCACGTTTAGCGAATGTGGATAAGGTCATAAAGCGAATTGAGAAAAAGGTTCATTCCCCGGAAAAGCAGGAAGAAATGATAGAGAAGGTTGAAACATACAACAAAACCAAGAATCCACGGGATGATATAGACCTTAGAGAAACCCATATGATCTATCCGACAGACGAAATGGGAGATGAGTTTGATATTCCTAATTCAAGAAGAGAAGTTGATATTAATTGGACATCTCACGCAAATTATCGTTCAGAGTTACGGGATATAGACCCTGATAAGGTTAATGTTGCGATAAGAAACATGGTTGATATCCGCCCTAAATTCGACCGTTTTGAAAAGGTTAAACTAAACCGCCCCTTCGGAACAGCCGTTCTAAGCATAGACGGGAGAAGGCCATCCGATATCGAAGCTGATGTCGTTACTGTTTATTAAGACGAAAAAAGGGAAGGGTTTTTACACCCTCCCCCGTTCGAGAGTTTAACTCTCTTGATTACGCCTTAGCGCGGCGTGTATACCAAGCCTTCTTCGCGGCGTCACTGCGCTTAGCGAAAAGTTTATTGGCGCGAACCGTCTCCGCCGCCTTGAATGCAGCCATACTGCGCTTGTTCTGTGTTTGTGCTTTCTGAGCTTTCTTCATTTGCTTCTCCTTGTTTTGTTGTTTTGTTTCGCGAGATTACTCTTTGATAAAAATGTATGTACCCATAACAGTGGAACTTAATCCCGTCCCATCATAGGCGTCCATTGCCACTAAACGGTATTGTTTAATCAAATCCGTTACGGAACTGTCAAGGAAGGATCTCTCTTCTAGGTTTTCATTGAAAAGCCGTTCCATTCCTTCTCTTACTGTTTCAAAATGATTGAGGTAAGTATTATACCCTGTAGAAAGCATAGAGTTAAAAGATATTCCGAACCCGTTGAAGTTCTGCATATACTTCAAAACCCTAATAAAGATAGGGAATGCTAGGGGTATTCCATTCTGTAAATCAAGATTAATAAACCCTATTTTCTCTCCGTGCTTATAACATGTTGCGGCGATATCCCCTTGTTCAAAAGGAACATAATACTTTGTGTGTTCCCCATACCGTCTTTTATTTTCGGTAATAAGGTCAATTTGCCCCTTACTGTTACACATACCGTTGTCAACGCCTAGAAACTGTTTGTGGAATCGGATTATCCCAGCCCTAAGATACTGATAGATTTCAAGTCTTGTTTTGTCGCGGGAATACAGCCCTGCCGTGGAAAGGATAATCCTATCATCCGGCAACTTCCCGAAGTGTTTTTTGATAGGCTCAATAACGCTTTTAAACCTAGACTTATCCTTTGAATCATCGCTAAAATCTTTACAAGCGTGGAGAGTTCTCATTAGCCGATAATCCTCTCGATTTTGCGAAAACGCACCATAAACTTTTCTGAAACTACCAAGCGAGTCCCCTTTGCAAACCGTTCTCTTAGGGATTTCATCTCATCAATAATCAACGGGGTGATTTCCCCTCTCCTAACTTGTTTCTCGACCATGCTGATTCTCTTGCCGACATCTTTGTCGCAAAACTTTACTGAAGGACGATATTCAAAAGGGACCCTGAAAGTCATTCATTAACCTCTAAAAATATTGAGAACGTCATTCAGGGCAGACTCGCGAAGTCCCGGAGTTCCGCCGCTAATGCTGATGTTGTAAAACAAAGGAGAACTTGCATAAGAAACGTTACCCAACTTAATATCCCCAACTCTCTGACAATCAAATAAGCCCTTGAGCCCGGACTTAGGCTCCTTCGGATCAAGGTTCTTAGCGGATTTCCCAATGATCTTGTCCTTGTTTTTGATCAAATACTCGTGGTCTTCGCACTGGGCAATGGCGGCAAGTAAAAGATTACGGATACGGATATTTTTACAAAGCTCAACGCGATACGGTGTCTCGGAATTCTTCCGTTTCCAGAAAGTAACGTTTTCAGTCCCGGAACAAAACATTGCCCGGAACGTTTCAATAGTCTTGTTGAAATCCGCAATCTCCGTCTTAACATGTTCGGGCTTAATAACATCGAAACAGTGCATGTCTCCGGGAATTCCCAAATTGTACTGATAGTCTTGCATAAGGGCGAAAGCATCAACAAGGGTTTTATAATTCTTGTCCCTAGTCGGAATAGTGCTAACAGGACGACCCTTGTTGCCTATCACGTTTGGATTCATAATAAACTTTCCGTTTTGGGTCTTTTGAAAGTCAATAAGTGCTCTTCCAAGTTCCGTACCGCATGTGCGCACATAAAGGTGGTGATCTTGAGAAACAGGGGTTGCCCCTCTATTCAAAATGCTAAACAAGTGAAGCTCTTGTGAATAGTTTTCCACATCATAAAGCATTACCTTTACGGAATAGGAATAAAAGCGGTCCTGAATGTCTTTCGGCAACTGGGAAAACCGCATTCCCTGATAGTTGTTAATCTCTGCTTGCTCGACTTTCAAGTCCCCGTCAGCGTCTTTTTTCAAGATGCCGCCAACCGCAAACTTATCAGTGATGAAATTCAAGATGGTAGTAAGACGCTGAATGCCGTCAGTTAGATAATATTTTCCATCACGCCGACAGATGGAAAGTTCGTTGATACCGCCCTCCTCAAGGATTGTGTTCAACAGCCAATCGCGCCATTCTGATTGCTTGTTGCCGCCGTGGAGGTACTGACGTTGATAGTCAGGAGCAAAGTCGATAGTCCCTAGAATGGTCGTATTCTTGATAAGGTTTTTGATACGGAAATTTTCATATTCAGGCTTGCCGAGCATATTGGAGCTAATCTTTGCCCCTGATTTATGGAAATCTGACCATACACGCTTTACAGTATCTTCTTTCTTCATTCTTAATTCCTTTCCTTTGTTGAAAACGGCAACACATTAACAAACCTAGTTGGGAAACGCAACCTCATATCTGAGAATTATTTCCTTTTTCAAGACATTATTGATTCAGTCCCACCATTTTCAAACAGATATAGGCATATATCTTGTAATTAATGCCTTCCAAAGATACATAGATAGTATTCTTACGCATTCTTTCCTGTACCTTAGCATAATAGGCATCCGCTTCCGCTTGCTTTTTATCATCAACGTCGAGAAATAGCACTTTCATGATTTTTACCTATACGGATTATCTGATCTTCCATTCCGAAGAACTGTTTTAACCGCCCGGTCAAGCGGTTGTTTCATTAGCCATTTCAAGAATTTCTGATATCTTCCATCAGAAACAACGGATTCAACTGAATTATAGATATCCCGGAGTTCTTTATTCGTCCATGTCCTGTGAATGAACTCGTGACAACTTTGACAAACAGGGACGGTTTCTTTCCCCTTTTTAGATTTAGGAGTAAGATGGTGGTATTGAATCAGTTCTTTTGGAACGTCTCTATTACAATAATTACAGGTCATATCAGGAAAGAAACCAGATCAGGAGTAGAAAATAAGGGATAACCATCATGATTCCGTGGTAAACCCCCGACAACCAGAAGCGTATCTCGTGGCTTCTGTCTGACATATATGGCGATTTATCAGCAAGTAGAACGCAATACAACTCCACCCAGAATCCAACTATAGGAATCCAAGACAGAATCTTTCTGACTTTAGACATATTTATCTCCTTTAAAAGGCCAAGTCTATCCGGCCTGAATTCGCCGTAAACTTCAGCAAAATCATCCATAACGGCATCAAGGCCGTGCCACTTACCTTGTTCAAGTTTATAAATTCTCTCAAACCTTTCAAAGCGCAAGGTTCCTTTTTCAAAAGGATTTAGCGGTTCTGAATATTCAGCAGCGTTGTTCTTACGAAGCATTTTGAAAACAAGTTCAACGTCCGCTTTCCGTCTTTCCGCTGTCGGTCTTTTGTGTTCTTTCATGTTTTAGCCTTTCAAAACCGGCTCGGCATCATTAAAAACAACATCCACAACGTTTGCGATCCTAGTAATCACAGGGAGATTAACCGCAACAAACATCTGACGCCTAACCTTTAATCCGGGGTTTGTTCTTGCCGCATGTTTAGACGGAAGATTTTCAATTTCTTCTGCCGTAAAAACTGTTTCCGTTTGCTTACGGATTATATAAGTCCCGCGTTTAAACGAATCAGGGTAATCATTGAAGTTGACTCCCTTTTGGAAAAGCATTTCCTGTTTATCTGAACTGTTCTTGCCCAAGCATTCCCTGTCACTATAAAAAGCTCTAGACGCTTGGCTCACGGCGTTTTTCGTGGCGTCAAGTTCTCGCCAGACAAGAACATTGCAAGCTTCTTGAACGGTAGGAACACTGAATACTCGGCAATCAAAGGTGGTGTTCCTTGAAGCATATTCGGGCATATTCTTCAACACTTCTTGATAGAAATACAAAGTTGCCATTGAAGCAAGATTACTAACAAGCTTTGAATGACGGCCGTTGAAAAACGTTTGGGACTTTGTGTTATCGGAATACCAGATAAGGGTAATCTCATCGCTTTGCGTATATGCTATGCGGGCATCTGTGGACTCTGCAAGTCTTTTTGCGGTACTAACCATGGCGTTCGTCATCTGTTCGTCATAAGGCCGTTTCATGCCCTTTGTGAACGTGTGGAATGTGCGTCCGTCGATACGTGCCACGATGGGGAGCAATGGCATAAGCTGGATTTCAGTCATTGCCTCGTAAAATTTCAAGCGGTTTCCCAACGTATCGTTCATTTCCAATTTCCTAACACTTTACCTTGACATACTTTCCCCAACGAGCTTGGACCTTCCGGATATCCGACCACGGGTCTATATACATCATTTCTTCTTCTCCTGTTAAGAAACTTATCTGTTCCTTAACTTTCCCCGTAACCTTTTCCCACTCTTCTTTTGTGGTTCCCTTTTCGTCTCCGCATAGACCGGCCTTATAAGCAAGTAAGAAAACGCTGACTTTAAATCCGGTTGTCTTTCTGTCCAAGGAGATAGAGCAACACTGAAACTTTCCGCTGGATTCATAGAGCTTTTTAAATTTGAAGGATGCTCGCCTCATTTTTTGGATCTTGGGAAGAGATGCCTCGCGGGCATACGGATATTTAAATCCGCGATCCTTTTCTTGCGGGGGGCACAAAACACCAATAGTGGGATATCCGTTCTTTCCGGGGATAACAACTTTCCATGCCTTATTAATTTCTTCCTGATTCATTCTGTTGTCCTTTCATTGACAACATAATATTAAAACTAGATAAGATTGTCAATAGGGTGGAAATTTAAACCATGAATTCAAGACAACCTTGCACATATATTTCTCGTCCCCGCCACAGCCTGTTTTCTTGATATTCAGATTCTGACCGACTTTAGTCACGTTCCAAAAGAATCTAATCCCGTTCTTAACGGATGCTTCTGTATCTCCACAAACCCAAACGCCGCTTTTAATCGCTTTGATTTTGAACTTCATGAAACCTACTCCTTTTTAGACTTTTTCGTAAGTCTCATCAAAAATGTCCGGCTTACATGCGTAAAACTCTCCACTCACTCCTTTGATAATCCAATCTCCCTCTTGGGCGATAAAAATCTGTGATTCTAGTGTCTTAAGTTTAAGACCCATCTTTGACGTCGGTTTATCGGAGATATTGTTGTCCCCGTCCACATAACAAAATCCCTGATACCAAGGATTCGGGACAAACGATCTGATTTCTGCTGTGCTATCTTTTGTAAACTGTACCGCGTCAACGATTACCGGCTTCTTTCTAAACTTCATGTTTTTACTCCTTTAGTTTGTGAACTCTGTTTTTTCGTTTATCTCAATTTCATTTTGTGAAAAGAAAGGCGAACTTCCAACCCAAAATTTAGGCCCGAAAACGGCCATGATTACCCAAAGTTGTTCCTTAAGCGTTTTGGTATGAGGATTGTAATAACCAATAGAGAAATAACTGCTGCTCACCCAAAGTTTTTCTCCAGCTTCTGTGAGGGTTACGGTTACATCTTCATTAATGTTGATTTTCAATACAGATTCTCCGAAAAAAGCCTTTTAGTATCACCCCCGCAATTCCTGCGTTTCTGCCCGTTCTTTTGAACAATCACTAAGGCTTCTTCTCTGGTAAGAAAATCGCCCCACTGGTTTACAAAACCCTGTTCACAATCCATCCAAGAAGTAGACCCACCCGTAGCATCCATAACTGCCTGCATAG